CCGTGATTGTCCATGACGTGTCGCTTGTCCGTGTGAGTTTACGTGGTTGGTAATCCGGGTGTAAAATATACATGACGTCTGCACTTTGGAAAAAGTACAACTCGCGCAAATCAGCCTCGAGATACGGCGTGGCCAATTCATAAGCAACGCCGGGGCTGCTTTCCACTTGCCCACGATTACGGTAAAACCGGACATACTGGTCGCCAAATTCGATAATGTAGTTTTGGATTGTACTGAATTGGAATGGGCGTATTATCGTTACTTTTGCGCTGGTCTTTACCTCAGATACGTAAACAGTACCCGGGCGGTATGTAATGGCGCCCTCAGGGAAAGGAAGCATATTAAGACCATAATCAAAAGCATTATAGTAATATTTGTTATCCACCCGGCCACGCAATCTAGGAGAAAGCTCGCCTTTGTTGAAAGTGGATTGTATAATTTTTACATTCTGTCCCATTATCTATTACCGATAAATGCTTCTGAAATAAACTTCTCCCCGTCAGTCTCCGTAGCCGACGCGTGAGCCGCCCTCATCAGAGAAGCTTTATATTCCTGCATCATCTGGTCTTTGATACCCTGCGACTTCGTAATAGGCATAGAGGCCTCATACGCTAAACGTGAAGCAAACGCGTCTACAAACATAGGATCAAATAGCTCTGGATTAGTGACGCGGTAAAGATACACAATATATAACGTGTCCGCGTCTGCAATGATTCTGTCGCCCTCACGCAACCATCTCTCACCATTCTCAAAATACTCACGATTTGTTCCGATAATACGCACGCAATCGTCGGGGTATTGAAAATATTTACCACCGTCAAAAGGCGGGGCCTCTACAAGGGGAGCAAGGGCGGCCCTTTTACGGGCAAATCTCCAGAGGTGGCCACGAAGAACGGCGTCTCTCACTGGAGCATAGAATAAGTTCATGTACCGGGCTCCTTTGGAGTCCTCACTCAGCGAAGAAATAATACCCTCATGGCCAAGTTTTGCTAACGCCAAGTTTGCTATAAGAGTTTCGCTAGTAGACATACATAATCCTTTTTAAAAAAGCGGTCAGCGACCAACTCACAACTAAGCATGTGACGCCCGGGGAGACCCTAATCTACAACGTAGAATAGGACAACTTTTAGCGTGCCTGAAGCGGGTAACGCAGCAGACGCGGTAGTAGGGAACACACTCTCTTTCGCCGTAAGTGCGGTAAGCACAGCAGCATCTGGGATTGCAAGGGAAGCAGCCGTAACAGCCGTAACAGCAGCGGCGGCTTTATACTTTGCAACAGTGCCAGTGATACCCAAAGCCACAGTAGCGGATCCGGTAGTAACGGATGTGGTAATCACACCCCCCACTATAACCGCTCCATTAGGCAGTTCTAAAGGTGTATCAAAGGCTTGAGTGCCAGCAGCTTGAGTAGCGTATGTAAGAGTTGCGGAAGCACTTCTTACACGGCCACCTTGAGCTACGGGATCTAGTTTTGCAGTAGGCATATCAATTTTCCTTTCTTTTTAGATTAAGTTGCCAAGCATTTGACTTCGCGCATTTTGCTATTCTCAAGGCGCGTAGCACCCATTGAAAGACAAATATAAGCTTGGTACGGTAGACCACGCTTAGTTTTGTTCTCGCTAATGTCGGACACAACATCCTTATTAATAGCAAGACCAAGACCAGACTTCTGGAAACCGAAGCAACGCTTGTAACCTGATCCGTCAGTCAAAACACGAGTTGAGACAATAAGATCGAAGCCAACTAAGCCCTCAATTTTACCTGTCTCAAGGCTGCGGTTTGTCACGAAATCAGAGCTAGTAGCTTCTGCTGTAGCAAGAAGTTTTGCGTGGTTCACTGGGTCAACAACAAGAAAACGCTCGTTCTCAGGAACATCATCGTCATCAAATGCAGCCGCAAGCTCGATAATCTTAGAGATTGTCAAGTTTGAGTTGCCAGATCCCGTACCGTAAGCCCAGCTATTGATCGCAATTGCTGTGTTAGCAGCAGAAGTGGTCGAACCGGATTTACCTGTCTTCATGTCGGCAAGAGCGCCGGCAATGATAATGTCATCAATTTGACGACCAAGCTGTGCTGACTGAGCCTGCACAACAGGAGACATAGGATCTGCGAGCATTTTAACAGTGTCAAACTTACTGATAAGCTTGGCATCATCGTAATCGACAATATCTACAGCGCGACGCTCAAACTTAGTGTCGGTGTATTGAATGTCAGCATTACGAGTGTCTACCGTAGCTAAAGCATCGTTTGTGTTATAAAGCTCGAAGTAGTGACGTTCGCCAGTCGGGTTCTCAATAAGAACCTTATCGCGTAGTTTAGAACCCTTTTGCTGGGCCATCATCTGAACATTACGTCCATAATTCTGTACCAGCGAGGTATCAATATTTGTGAATGGCATGATTTGTTTCTCCTTAAGTTCACAAAGGTTAAAGTAAAAGTAACTATTTGCGAAAGTTGCCCTACGGAGAAACTAGATTGCTATGCAGTTGCCTAATTCTGAAATGTAGGATTTTCAGACATAGCCATTTTACATCACATAAATCTATTAAGCAATAAAAAAAAGACCCGGGGTTTAATCCGGGCCTAGTTACACAGTCTACACAATGGGTAGTTATTTCGCCGGGTAGGCTTGTTCGAATAATCTTTTTCTCTTAGCTAGGATGTCGACTCTTCTGGGATCACCAGAATTAAGAAGTATTTTTGTAATTTCCGTGTCGCCGTCCATTGCATTAATTTCTGCTTGGGCTTCGTTCGGGCTTAAAGATGAATTTCCGCCGGTAGAACCTTGCTTAGGGCCACCGTCTTCAGAAGAAGATTTAACCATACTATCAACAAACTTAATAAAATCAGGACTATCAAAAACCCAAGGCATATCTTTGGCCATATTAAGCAGACCTTCAGAAGCATGTTGCTTTACAGCATTAAGGACTTTAGCGGTCCTCTGCTCGTAAGCTTCCCCGTATTCTTCCCTTAATTCAGTGTCAAACTTTTCATGCATAGCGTCCATATCTTGCTCTGATTTACCCGCCATACCCTCCACTTGTCCCTTATATGTATCCAAAATAGCATTTAGTGCTTTACTAGAAACCCCGTTCTTATGGGCCACAGCCGCTATCTCATTAAGGCTTTCTTCTTCAATGCCCGGTATATCTTTATATTTATCAACTTCGTAACCAGCCACATCATCGGGGCGTCCCATCTTTGAATAAACAGCGTCCCAACCTTCCGTATCTTCCTCAGAAGACGGAAGTTTTAAAATAGCATTCTTATCAGCGCCCACTAGTTTTTGTGCATTAACGTAAGACTTGCCTAATTTTCCGACAGCTTCCGATGCAGTTTCACCATCAAAGTTACGGAAAGCGGGATCCGCTCTCATGTCTTCTGGTAGCATTTCTAGGAATTGTTGGTGTCCAGTGAGGATTGGTGTCTCTACAGCAGCCGGGGTTTCTGCTGGCGTCTCTATTGCAGTTTCGATTACAGCGTCAGTCGTCATGTTCTATCTCCATTTGATAAAGGTGTCTCTCCGATAAATACTTGTCTATATCATATTCAATTTGATGTAAAATGTAAAGCACAACATTACGCTCACCCTCATGGTAACGCATCTCTGCGTCTGTCATTTTAGGGTTCATAGAGCCTATAGCTCGATATTTACGGCAAAGGTCGTGCAAAACCTTCTTACCCATATCTGTAGCAAACACCTCCTTATAAAGGCGCTTATGATTTGTGAATGATATTTTTGACATTTAAACTCCCCCGAGGGTTTCTACTGCGTCAGCCGCGTCCTTTGCTCCTGAAGCATATCCTTGGATACTTTCAGCCGCTTGAGCTTGGGCCTGTGCTTCTTGTTGTTGATCTTTAATCTCTTGTACCTCTTCTTCACTACGCACATAACTAGCTGGCATAAAGTACGTATTAAGCATTTGGTCTCTTGCTATATTCTCAGCATTAACAATATTAGCCACAGAAGGATCAAACTGCGCGGTCTGAGCCACAACAGAAAGGCCCTGAAGAACTGAATTACTAGCAATAGATTTCTGAGCCATAGCCATCGGTGATGTGTATTCTATATCAATTTCCTCGCCTTGGGCTTCTTCTGGTGGCTGGTCTATATACCCAATATCAACACCAACACTAAATGTTCTCTTAACAGCCTTGTTTAAAAACTCTGTCTCAAGGCGTGCATTAATCGCAGACATATTGCGGAAACTATCTTGTGATCTTTGGACAGTCTCAGTAGCGGACATACGCTGCTTGTCTGGGAGTGTCAGGAAGTCAATAAAGAACATGCGCTGAATATCAAGACGTTTACGCTCTATCAAGCTGTCCATATAATCAGGGCGGAAATTGTTATTCCAAAACTGAGGAACACCGACATCTGGGTCATAATAATTAATACCGCCCGGGTCCAAGCGCATAGGCAAAATTACGCCATCAATAGGAGATAGTATAGGCGGATCTGCGTTCTTAGTGGCCGCGCGGATCATAACTTCAACAATCTTATTGAGCATACGAACTTCAGAATAAGAAGACATACCCGGGGACCAGCCGTATTTCTCACCACTACGTTTTGAAAAGCGCGACACAATAAACGGAAACTCATCATATCCGCTCTCATCCATATTATGCTTATTGTCTACGTCAACATAAACAGCCTTCCAAGGTTTTTCCTGAGAAACAGCACCGCGTCCAGAATTGCCATGACGGGGCTCGACACAATAAAGCACTGTGAATTTCTTTTTCTCGCCGTTATCTTCTAATTGTTTAAGAACTTTATCATGGACATTATCTTTACCAAAAACATTAACCATCTGCTCCGCTGTGTACTTTTGGCTGTAATAAAGCGTGTCTACAGTTCCATCTTCATCTTCATCAATCCAGCAATCATTAAGGTTTAACGTCTTAAATATAGCTTTACCTTTTTTCGCAAAAATACCCATAACAGCCGTACCAAAAGCCACGATATCCATATAGAACTCATGCGCTTGAGCCGCGAAGCCCATATCATAAGATGAGAACATGGACAACAACCTACCAGTTGCGTAATCAAAATAAGGGCGGGTTTCATCTTCACTCTTCAGAAACAGCCATTTTGTTTGTGTGGGGGTCAAATTTCCATGCAAAGCAGATGCGAGCATAAGAACAGAGCCTGTACCCGTGCTGTCATATATAGTGGTATTCCGGTTAACACCGGGAGTTCGGGTTGTTGTGAAATCTCTTTTGGGGAAGGAATAATCAGCAACCTCTTGCCACATTGTTTCAGTGGTAGAGCGCTCGGATTTCATAGCCTCCCAGCGTTTTAAATAGGTTTTAGGTTCCATCACCCTACCCCAAAAGCTTACTAATTCTTGTATTTGATTGTGAATCGCTTACTTGGTCAGACAAAGAAGAAACAATATTTTTCTGTCTTCCTGAGGCTTTTTGTCTACGCAAACGATCTTCTCTTTGCGCGTCCTGATCATTAAGGTCCGGCGCTGGTGGAAGTTCCGGCGGCTTTGGCGGCTTTGGAGCGCTAAAAAAACCCATTATTTGACATCCTTTTCAGATTTAATTTGAGAAGCTAAACAAGCATCAAAATCCGCTTGAGCCAAGGCTTCATGTACCAAACCCTCGTCTGTAGTTTCTGTTTTTTTCTTAGTCATTTATACACTCCTAATTGTTACAAGCTCGCCTGCGCTCTCATCAGTGACCACAGAGCCCTCTACGACCAGAGTGCTACCATCATTCGATACAACATTGTATGTACGAGAGTTTAATTCTAAACCACTAACCTCAATAAGAGACCCAGCAGTAAACCCGGGGATACCGGCGCCGCTGTCATCAAAGCTATTCGTGCTATTAACGCCAGCGATTGTCGCGGCTTCTATTACAAAACCACCTTTATCTTGTTTATAAGAATTTTCGCTTCTACGTGAATTATTCAATGAAGCGGATTGTGTGGGCAGTTGTCTTGCTCGTGTTCCAATTGGCATTAGGATTTACCTTTCTTAATGAAGAATATATATTACCAGCAAACTTAAAGAAAGTAAAACTTTAAATTCTACGCCTACGCCGCAATATTATGGAAGCCACCCCCGGCCCACTATCATCTGCTACAAACTCATGCGCACTTATATCCCAAGTGTCACCTTCTGCGTCACGGTCACGACCATCGATATCAATGTTCACACCCGTTGGTGTAGTTCCTAAATCTGTGCCTGCGTCGATACAATCAGAACCGGCTTTAAGATGTAAATCCTCAGCGCCAATGGTTGTTGAGACGTACTGGTCTGCGGTCACCACACTGTCTATAGAGTTAGCTCCAGCGGCACTGGTATCACTAGATGCGTTATAATCCACAGTTGCGGTACTGAATGAGGTGACACTAAAATCTGAAGCCTCTGAAGCAGTCGCAATACAGTTTTTGACTGTCGTAGATGCTGTATCTGGAAAATTGAAACCGTTAGCAAGTTGCGTAGCTGGATTATCAAACGAAGTTGTATTATGCACAGTACAATTGAAGAAATGACCAGTGCCATAGGCATTACGGGAACCGATGCCCCCTACACCACCCGAGGCTTTTCTTACGACCCAATTATAAACGATACAATTCGTTACAACAGCAATATTGCCATAACCACCGACATAAATACCTGACCCGGCCCCCCATGTGTAACCATTGTGTACCAATAAGTTGTTAGCAAATAGCCCAGGGGTGAGGGAATTAACCAACGAAACAGCAGAGTCATGACGACCATCTAAACCGTCTATTTCTAGCCATTCCACTGTGGTATAATCTGTGCCCAAACTTATTATTGGTTGCCCTGTTGCGATTGAAATCAATGCGCCTGTACCAGATGTTCCATCGTGTCTTGAGCCGGAGTCTACCGTCAATTTTATAGAACTTAAACCTATTGTGCCACCACCATTTATTGAAACTCCGGCTGTAAAGTCGCTGTCATCGTAACACTCGCCTACAGCATCATCGGAAGCGCTGTAGATACCACTATCATCCAGATCATCTTCCCACGCTTGGATGGTGGAATAGTCACGACCAGTAGTTCCTATTGTCTTAGTAACTGTGGCCATTTATAATCCGCCTTTATTGGGTTTCTTAATTCTGATCAACTTCTGATCCACGGCGGTTTTGCCCCGCAAATCAATCATCTTTTCCTTGTTAAGGATGTCCTCTTTTGTGATGTTTAGGTCAGTAAGCCTTAATTCCCAATCAATCTTCGCCCTGCGGAATTTTTTAACAATCCGCGCACCACCGTCATCAAGTGTAAATTCACCCACATCATTTGTGGCATAAAGCGGTTCCGTGATACGCTCCATTTCCTTGTCGTTAAAATCTAACACAGGAAGCGCCAACCATCCTGTACGCTCACGATCAGAGAAGGGCCACGAAGAATGGTCAGATCTAAGGTCGCCTGTTTTGTTTTCAATATCAGACCATAAGCCATTCAACCCATCGTGGTGGATTTTACCACCGTACCAAAGCTCATTATTTTTAGTGCCAAAGATTTTATGATTTTCATTCTTTAAAGCTTTGGTAATAAAGCGCTGAACATCTATGTGTTGGCTCTTACCGTCGATAATCTTTGGCGTATCACCTAAGACATCTGTAACGCCTGATATTAAATCCAAACGCTCAACATTATTACCAACGCGGGTAAATTTATATTGGTGCGTGCGGGTGTAATAATCCTCAGCAACTGTTCCTTTAGTGTTTAGACCGTCACTATTCTTCAGCTGTTTTTTGCGGTGACATATATTCTGAGCGTTGACCATAAATACATGCTTGTCTTGCGCAGCAAAGAGAACATCGCCGTCCTCTCTATCGCCGCGAGTGTCAACTTTTATTAGTATATCAGCCATTTAACATACTATCCACTTATATGGATTTAAGCTTGCCGCGTCTGTCCCGGCACTGGCGGCTACAATCATTAAATAGCCTTCAATCTATCACGTACAGACTGGAGCTCTGCGCGGGCTTTTTCAAGTTCCTCATTGGCGGTCATAGCCAACGCTTCGTATTTCTCTGCTTTGGTCTGTGATACTTTTTGCTGAGATTTAATACCGCCTAAAACCTTACGCTCATGTGCTACCTCTTTTTTAAGCTCATCCAATTCCTTATTAACCACAATAGCAGCCATTTCGGATTTCTTAACTTCATCGGATTTCTTCGCATTTAGATCCGCTGTATACTTCTCGAACTCCGCGTCGGCATCCTCACGCTTTTTCTTATTGCTGGCCTGTATTACCAATGTCTCTTTCTTGGCTTCTACAATAGCTTGCTCAGCGCCTTGGAGCATCTTGGCCGTTTCCAAAGCACCCTCAAACGCCCGGAACATAACATAACCCCTACGAAGTTCCTTTTCAAAATCCATAGTCATTAGTTAATAATCCTCGCACAAAGTATAACCGTCAAATCCGTTGTGCCGTCCCCAGCACTCGCATTGGGCCGAATAAACCGGGGGTTCTCAATAACCATGTCAATCCGCTCGCTGGTTGCTGATAAAGACAGTGCTTGTGCGTCGTTCATAGTTGTCCACACAGCGTTACCTGGGTCACTCAGAACTCTAGGATCATTAGACCCTTCAAGCGCCACAGTGCCTCCTGCGCCGAATGTACCGTATATATGAACCGTCTTATCGGAATGCCCTGCTATAGGAATAGGTTGGCCCGTATCGCCATTAGCAAGACCAGACCATGAAATATACCGGCTTCTATTTTTGATGAAATCATCTAGAATGTCGTAGGGCTGCTCAGCCATTATCTATTGTCTCCGTTATTTTGTAACCATGACGCTTCGCCGATAGCATACATTGAATTGGTTTTAGGGGCAAATCTATTCTTACGTTTCTGGGCTTGCAAAACAGGCCCCCCTCTGGACCCTGCGAAGGTTAGTATAAAGGCGTCGGCCTCATCCGGGGATTTAGCCCCGCCTGATTTCTTATCGGGTATAAACCATTTCCCGTTACTGTCTTTAATCTCCCATTCCACGCTGGATAATTGCGCCGCCAAACTATCATCTCTAGGCATTTTAACCGCTTGTGTTTCAAACCATGCTCTAGCTTTCGCCCACAGCTCCACACGTAGGGATACATATCGGTCACTGACACTTTTACGCTCAGCCACATTAATCCCCCTCACGCGCACTCTACGGGCGCTTATTTCCTCGGACAGTTCCTCTTTAAGCCTAGATACAAATCCGTGTCCAACGCCAATCACATCAATACAGATCTCAGCGGGCTTACGGTCGTATCTCTCGTTATAGTACATATCCAGCACAATACCCACGGACTGCATAACATCCTTACCGCCCCATGCCTTTACGGGCTCTATAAGCACATTACCCATTCGTTTAGCCACAGCGGTTTTATCTCTACCTGCTGAAACATCCACGCCCCAAATGACATAATCGGTATCAGGCTCGACATCTCTAACCAGCGCTTCGTCTATTAGGATCCTTGGAATTATCACGCCGCTATCTTCTAAGTGAAACTCCCCCATAACCCGGACTTTGTATTCATAGCTATCTATACCGTGTTTCGCAGCCATCTCGGTCATGTATGTCGGCTGGACCATAGGGGATTGATCACAGCTAATTCTCCGTGTCCAGAACAAATGGCTATCACTGTTATGGCTATCGTAGAACCAACCGGTTGCTCGTGTGGGGTTTCCGATGAGAATGGTTATCGCCCCTTTGGAAGACATAACCCCTTGACCAGCGAGAAACACGGCCTCAGGAACCCCGGACGCTTCGTCTGCAATAAGCATGATGTTCTTAGCATGGAACCCTTGGAACGATTCTGGGTTTTCCTCACGGGCGGTACGGGCCACTGCAAAGTTCTCATATAGAGTAACCTTGTCTGTTTGCACATCAAACGGAAAGATCTCTTTTAGTTCTTTGGGTACTTTCTGGACCCATTTGCGTATTTCCGGCCATAGTACAGCCTTAATCTGCGGGCTTGTCGGCGCGGTACATGGGATCTTGCTATCCGGGAACACGGCCAAGTGCCATAGTATCAGCGCGGACACCCCGGACGTTTTCCCTACCCCTGTGCCGGACCTTATAGTAAACTTCATCTTAAGCTTACCGCTATCTTTTATCCG